CGAGCGTGTTCGGAAGGTGTAAGAGCTCCGATTGCGCGCCCGATTGCCGAAGTTGATGCATTTTCGATGAACCAACGGCCGCCGATTTTTTGGTCAGCCTGGGTCTCGAATGCGTAATCCATTGAGGCGGGCTTCTCATCGATGGCATCAGTGCGGTAGCAAAGTGCTTTGATTAGGACGTGACCCTTTTCAAGATTAAGCTCTTCGATAAAGACCTCGATGCGACCCAAAGGAAATTCATCTCTGAATCGCTTGATGCGTGCATTGACGTCTTCGTAATTGTCCAGGAAGCTCATTCGCTGCGCCCCTTTGATAGAGCTTGACCGCGACGGTAGCCGATGGCTTTGCCTTCTTTGTATCCGTCTTCCCGGCCAGCGTAGTAACCGCACACGAGCATAAAGATATGGCTCATGACGAGAATGATTTGCAGAATTGTCATTTTATTTCTCCCGATGAGAGTTTGTCGTGTCTCTCATGGATTATCGTGGGGGTTATGTCTGACATTTGCAAGAATCCCGCGTGATTTACGGCGTGTCTATTTGCTCAGAAGTATCTCCATGAGCGTATCGAGACGCTGTTCGATGCGGTCTACTTTCCCCCTTAGATTATGGCCACCATTACCATCGGGCAGAAGCTCGCTCAGATAATACTTAACGAGAAATCGAATAAAGACTCCGAATGCAGAAATAAGCGTGACCGCAGCCACGCCTATTCCTAGCCATACGCTCAGTGTCACTTCCCCTGGACTCCGAACGAAGCATCATTAGGATTCAGCCATCGAAGGATTACCGGTGCGATGGCCGCTACTCCGCCGAGTGCAATATTTTTGATGTCCGGGCTTGAAGGGTCTGTCATGTAAATCGCGAGAGAGGCCGCGAAGAAGCTGCGAGCCCATGAAGCGAGAAGAGCCTTAAATTCGGTCATTTCGATTCCTTTAGCTTTGCGATGCGCTGGGCGACTTTCGCCGGGTTAAGCATGATTTCAAAGTGCATCTCGTCTTTGCGTCCCGAATAATCACCGCCCCATTTTAGACCGTACTTAGTGGCCAGAGCTCGTATCATCGGCACTTTTTCGCTTGGGAATGTCCCTATCTTTCCGAGAGGGTGCTGAGTCGCATTGACGTCGATTGCCGTACCTGACGAATGATTTGAGAGCTTATCTTCTGAGCCCCTGACCATTCTGAAGGCGTAGCCCCAGTCATCGAGAGTGCCTTCGTCGATTGGCTCGATAAGTGCATGAAATTCTTCTAGGAATCCAACGAGTAAAGGTGCAACGCTTTCGGCGCAAGCGATTTTCGTCTTTGCGCCTTTTATTGCATAACTTTTAATCCCTATTTCAGCTCGGTCTTTTGAAGCTGGCCAGCCGTTAGAAGATTTCATTTAAGTAATAAATTCGCCTCATCGACTGTCAAGCCTAGTTTTTCAAGAAGAGCTTTTTTGGCTTCAGCTTCGGCGAGAAGTTGATTTTCCTCTGCCTTTGCTTTATCGGCGAATGACTTAACTTCTGCGGCCTCTTCTGGACTTAATTCGACCAGATTTTCTTCGCCTGTTTCGCAGTCGATTTCTGTTCTGAAATATTTAGTCATTAGTTTTCTCCATATAGATAAATTGAGCCTGATTTCCAGTTACTTCCGCTATTTATATAAAGGTCGATTCGCGAAATTGCTGAGGTACTATTGAAATTAAGACGTCCCTGATTTGTTGAATATGAACTTCCTGACTTTCCAGCATTGTAATATCCGGCCTTATAGTCGCCGTTTGAATAATTTGGAAAGAAAATATTGAAATCTCCTCGATACATTGTGCCATCGCCTGAAAGTGCAATAAATGAGCTGAATGCACCAGAGCCCCATTCGCCCGCGTCTTGATTTCCTTGAGCTGTTGGACTTCCGCCAGTGATTGCGCGAATGCTAGACCAACCGTAAGAAGTACCTGAGACGTTATTGACTCTCATATACATTGAATCGAGTGACGCAGAGCTACTCTCTAATGCTCGCCCCACTAGATAGAGATTTTTATAGCTTCCACTGATTGAATTGAATGTGATTTGACTGGACGAATTATTTAGGGTTGCAGTACCTAATAGAGTAATACCACCACCGCCTGAGGGCGATGCCCATGATGGCGCAGTCGCCCCACCATTGACGGTCAATACCTGACCGGCTGTACCGATTCCTAGACGAGTGACTGTTCCTGAGCCTGTTGCATATAGAACGTCTCCGGCTGTTGTCACTGTTGATTTTGGAATGGCCGCATTTGCCAGGTCATAAGAAGATTTCACGCTGTTAGGCGTTGCAGCTGTTGTCGTCGAGGTCGATGACGTTGAATCTGTAAGCTGAACCGCTCCGGCTTGAGTAGTTGAAGCCGATTGAATTCCCACTGTAACGTCTCCACCTGTACCGCCGCCGGTGAGAGGTGTTGTTGCGGTGATTGAAGTGATATCTCCGACTTGATTGTCTACCCAGACGAAATCGAGGTCGGTATTTGAATTCTTTGAAAGTATCTGACCAGATGTGCCACCTTTGAGGTCTGCAAAGTCTGAATCGACCGCCTGTCCGAAGACTTCAAAATCTGCCGGAAGATTTGTGACCAGGTCAGTATTCGTCGGCATTTGCCAGCCGAAATTGCTTGTCGGATTGCTCATTTTTTCTCCTTATGCGACGACGAGGGCATTTTCCCACGTCAAAGTCGGTGTGATGGTGTTCCAGGCTTCCGACACGCTGACTTCTTCCCATTTCAACGCTTGAAGGCTATATGCCAGTGGCGAGAGAAGAGCTGTGACTGAGACTGAATTATATGATGCCTGGAATTGCCAGCCTTCCACGAATCCGGCGAATTGAGATGACGCCATATTTTGCGGAAGATTAGAAATGCGAAGCGGAAGACCCATGAATATATTTATCATCGCGTCGCGGTCTGCGTCTGATAATTCTGGATTCGTGAGCTCGAACGTGATTGCTTCGATATTGGCCTGAGGCGTACTTCTCAGAGTGAGGTAGAAATCTGCCTGATATTCAGCATCGACGGTGTTTTCGATTGATGTCTGAATTGACTGAGCGAGCTTGCCATAGGTTGCCATCGACGCAGTGTCTTCGGCGAATGCTTCGCTTCCATTTTTGTATTTGATGGTAATTTGATTTCGTACGTCGCCAGCTCGAGTCTGGATTTTGATGCCAGGTGCCAGAGCTTTGTTAGCATCGACGTCGGTATATCCATTGGCCGCGAGATATTGGCTTCGATGAGTCGAGTCTGCGTATGAAATTCGACCTTGACCGTCTTCGTAAATATATCCGAGTCCAGATGTCGCCAGGGCTGAGATGAGTGAATACATGTCAGTCACGTCAGCTGAGCGAGAATGCAGCTCATAATTTCCAGGCGTATCAACTTCACCCAGACCGATATTTTGAGCATTAGCCCACGTTTCAGTCGCCGGGGTATATGAAGCCCAGGTGATTCCAGATGGTACTTCTGACCAGTTATTTATTAGAAGGTCAGTTAATAGCGAAAGAATCTGAGTGCCATCATGAGCCTTCGAAAGTACGCCTTGAGTCAGAGCTTTCGGCAGACGCGCCAGAGCTCCCAGAGCTGTCACTGAGACGGTCTGAGATATGCCTACGCTACCAGCCGTTGAGATTTCGATTCCCAGGTCTGTCACGTTTCCGCCGAAAATGGATACCCATGCGCCAGCTGAATCTTTCAAGCGAATTGAGACTGAATCATTAATATTTATTGCGACCTGAGACTGAGTCACATTGAAGAGCTGAATATTGCAGTATCCGGCCTGGGCTTGCTCATAGATATTGCTTCGTCCAGAAGTAGCGGTGAGATTAGCTAGAACGAAATTTGTGTAAGAGACTCCATTGATGGTGACGTCCCATATAGGCGACCAGAGAGTCATTTACATAACCAACGCGGCCGCGCCGCTAGTGCCACGATAGAAGGAATTATTCAAGACGTTAATGATGCTTCGAGCTGTACCTTCTGGGTCGATTGCTCCTGAGACGTTTAGATTGATGACGGTATTGCCACCATTTCCGCCGATTTTAGAATTCGGAATAATTGAGCCGCTTTGATTAGGCGTGAAGATTTCAGCTCCGCGCTCGCCGACGAGATAGCTTGTCCCGGCACTGACTGAACCGCCAGAAGCTCGACCGCCGCCGAATACGTTACTGATAAGGCCACCGATGCCCTGTACGACCGGGTTATTCGCTACGAGAGAAATCATTGAGCGAATAGCCGACACGACGCCATTGATAAGGCCGACCAACGTCGAAAATCCTGAAATAAGTCCAGAAATTGCAACGCCTATGACTTTAAGAGCTGCACCTAATACTTCACCGATAGCAGGTGCGAGAGTCTTTGCAACGAAAGAAGCGACCGCCTTGAATAAGTCAAAGAGCGGCTTTAGATTCTTCTCGTTGTCTTTGATAGTCCCAGCGATGCGACCGAATGCTTCGAAGAGTCCCTCGAGAATCGGTGTGAAAGTCGAGATAATTCCTGGAATGACGACGTCCCAGATAAATCCCCACCATTCGGTGAATATTGGAATGATTACTTCCTGAAAGAATGCCATAAGCTTTTCGAATGTAGGTGCGAGATAAGTGCCGATATTGTCTGCCAGAGCTGAAATTGTAGGAATTACATTTTCTACAATAAGACTGACCAGTGGCGTAATTGCGTCCAATACGAATGAGCCGACGGTCTCTTTGCCTTCGTTAAATGCCACGCTAAGACGCTGCATTTTGCCAGCGAAGGTATCTGCCTGGACTGAAGACTGACCAGCGAAAGTCTCTGCGAGTGCCTTCTGAGCTGCATCGAAATCTTTTGATTTGATGATGGATTCATCAAGCGGGACGCCGAGCTTCTTGAGAGCTGCAAAATTACCGTCATGAGCCTTTGCAAGAGCTTCGCTCACCGCCGCGAGACTCTTACCGCTGCCGGCTGAAATATCGAGTGCCAGAGCTTGAAGCTTCTCAGCTTCTTCGACGTCTTTCGTGCTACGTACGAGACGGTCGAGTGATGGACGAAGCTCATCATCGGTGATACCTGTTGCCAGGGTTGTCTTTGTTATGTAATCCTCGGTCGCCTTGATTTGAGCCGTTGTCGCACCGGTGACATTTTGAAGAGTCGTGGCGAGTTTAGCCTGAGCAGCTTCGTCTTCGATTGCAGATTTAACGCCATCGACGAGAAGCTTGCCAGCGTATGCAGCTGCCGCAACGCCAGCGGCCGCGAATGCAGCTCCGGCAATTTTGCTGAATTTTCCGAGTTTATCGCCGAAGCTTGATACCTCGGTCGCGCCTTTGTCTAGACCCTTTGTCAGATTGGAGACGTCGGCTAAGAGTTGAAGCTTTAGAGCTCTCGAATCGGCCATCACCACTCCTTCAGAATCTTAGAGAATGCATTCTCCCACTCGGTAACGATGTGAGGCTGTTCGGCACGAAGAGTCGGATATATGAACCAACCTTTAGAGCCGCGACCTTCACGTCCAGACCAGAGCGGGAATTGCTTATATTTATTTGAGCCGAATTCGTATCCGCCCCAGAGCTGTTGAGTATCTGCACCGCCAGAGAATTTCTGACTTTTGTATCCGTAAATAATCTCGCCGGTCTTTGCCGACTTGCTTACTTTCGAACCACTTGCAATTCTTGAAGCGGCTTTATTCGGACGAGAGTCAGCTGCGCTCTGAATCTTGCCCTGAAGGTAGCTCGCAAGACCGCCAGCGACGGCCTTTGCTTGCGCCTGGGCTTCATCGTCCATCGCCTTAAATGCACGATAAATTTGACGCAGGTCTTCTTTATCGTAAGCGATTTCTAATTCTTCAGCCACTTCTCTCCTTCAAAATTTCTATCGCGGTGAGTATGTCTTCCCATTCAACCCACGAAGCCATCGGAATATTTGTCGCTATCGCCAGCTCGACGATTGTGCGGCCTATGCTTCCGGGCTTGTGACTTTTGGGTCTTCGAGCTCTCCCATTTCGATATTTACTACGGTGTCGCACCATTGTTCGAATGGCTTGACCGGCTTTCCTGCCGCTTGTCGCTTAGATGAATTCCAGGCGAGAAATAGCAGGTCAGCCATGCCGAGCTTCTCCTGTACCTGTTGAATCGTGAAGCCGGTGTGCTTCTCCCACTTAGCCCATTCAGGTGGAAGAATCACGAAAGTCTCAGATTCGCCAGATTGATATTCAGTTATCAGATGCAGTTTTAGCATTTGTTTTCTCCCGATTTTCTTTGATTAGTCCAGCGCAGGGGTTGTGACGCAGGTGAATGAAAGTGATGCAGTTAGCGCGTCAGGTGCAGTGCCGCCCAGTGATGGGAAGATTGGCTGAACCTGGAAGGCGTATGCAACGCCATTGACGGTCATTAATACCGGCAGCGGTGTATTAGGTGCGGAAGATGCAGCATTCCAGAGAGCTTCGCAGAGTGAAGAAGCTGCGCCGAAATCTTGAAGCATTTCGACCGCGAAAGTGCCTTGCGAATCTGTCGTGAAATACGCTTTTCCATCGAGTGTCTGATATGTATTAATCGTCGATTCGATTGTGAGTGTTGCAGATGTAGCCTGAGCATCGAACGTGTCACCATCGATGGTGAAAGTGATGTCTCTGCCAGTGATGATTGACGTTGCCATTTTTGCTCCTTAGTTTTGTTCGGTGTAATAAGTAGAGACGGAAATATCGGCGATGAGTAGCGTTGAGCCATTGGCCAACGATGCCACCGTCGGACGATTCACGTCTCCGACGCTATACCCTGACGGCATGGCCGCCAGAATGCTAATTATCAGCTGTTCGAGGTTATCGAGTGCGGCCGCGTTATTTAGATTCGCGACGGCAGCTGAGATGATGAAATTGACCTTGACCTGAATTGTGCTACCGATGAGACGGCTTTCTAGGTACGGCGAATCCGGCAAAATTGCAGCTAGTGGCGGAATAGGTGATTCCGGGACTGTTGAATATACCGAAGCGACGACTCCTGAAAGAGAATCCGCTAGGTCTTGACGGAGAGCTTGAATTGTCATTGAGCCATCGAATCTACGTCCATGAATGGAGAGAGAAGACCGATGACTCGATTCATCAAGCTGCGACCCATGCGGAAAGGTGTCGGTGTGAAATCGACTCCTTCGATTTGACCACCTGAAGCGGTAATCGATTGAAAGATTTCAGTGCTGACGACGAGCAGAGCTGACTTCACCGCTGGGGTGTTAGCGTAAAGAGCCGCTGCGCTGTATCCGTCAAGTGTTGCAGTGCCGGAAGGAATAATCGTATAAAGAGCTCGGTCAGCTTCGAGAGTAGCTACTGAGAATTCGAATGCACGTGTCGAATCGCGAGTGATTTCGTATTCGCCATCGATTGCTTCGCCGCAACCGGCGATGATGATGGTCTGACCGACTCCGAAATAGCATGGACGCAAAGTCTCGCAATATATGACGCCATTCTTGATTCGAGTCGTAACTATTGCGCATTGATACTGAGTCAATAGCGGAAGAATTACGCCTTCGGCACTCTCGATGATTTGTTCGAGATATGCGTCAGAAAAGAGACTTTCGCTCACGCCTAGTACCTGGCGCAGCTCATCGGCTGTGATGATATTTGGCATGAGCGAAATCCCTTCTTCGGCTCGGCTACGCTCGGGAGAGACGCAGCCGATGATTAGTGTGTGTCAGATTATGAAGCGTTGAACGCGTATGCGCCCGCTGCGATTTTTGTCGCTGTTGCTCCATAGCCATAAAGTAGAACGGAAATGCTTCCGTCCGATGTGTTATTCACGCGTAGCTCAAGGCGTGGGCTCTCATACCATGTGTAAGCATCGCGATTGATGACGTACATTGAATTTGAACCTGTACCTGAAAGAGCAGTATCGACCCAGAGGTCAAGACCATTCACTGAGCCGCGCAAGCTACGAGGCTGAGCATTTCCAGCCGCATTCTGAGGCGCGATTGCGTTATAGATAGGGCGTCCATCAACGTTGAATGACATGATGCGACCCCACATTTGAGGTGATACTACGATGCCATCAGCGAATTTGAATGTGTTTCCGTAGACGCTAACCGCTCCATTAGAAACCCATGTGAGCAATTCTGAAGCTGTGATGTCAGTGCCGATTCCGGTCGCTGTCTTTGTTGCACCTGTAACGATTTGACCTGAGTTGTATTCGTTAGTAGCGCGTGCGTATTGCGCAGAAAGATTCTGAATCAATTCTGAGTAATAGAGAGGGTCAGAGCGGTCAGCGAGCTCGACGGTCATTGAGCCAACGCCCTTGAAGGACTTGACTGACACGTCTACGAACGCAGACTCCATCGGTGTTTCTGTAACTGTGTCACCTTCATCGACTACGTCTACCGCTGGCAGCTGAGTAATCTTAGGAATTTGGAAGGTGAGGCCAGCCTGAGGAAGCTGTCCGGTCGTAATGCTATCGATTGACGCTCTCACGTTATCAGCGAGACCGTTGATTACTTCGGTGAGCTGACGTGTAGGAATGAGGCCAGGATTGTCGGCAGAGCTTGTCGCAGCTGCCACGTAAGCGCGTGATTCTTCTGAACCGCGTGCAGCTGCAACCTTATGCATCAAGAATGTCTCAGGTGATGTGATTGGGTTACGGCTTGCGATGAACGATACCGGCTTGCTGAATGCTGACGCCGATACTGACTGAGCAGCTTCAACCGTCTCTGCGGCTGTTGCTTCATTGACGGTGTTTTCCACTTCGTCTCCTTCTGTTGGTGTTGGTGTGACTTCTGCGTCATCGGTTGATGGTGCAGAATCTTCTTCGCCCTCGGTAGCGGCTACCTGGGTGACTCGTGCCTGGTCGAATGCGGGATTATGTGTGAGTGCAACGCCGACGAGCTCAGCTTTGCTCACGACCATTGTGCCGTCTTCGTTATACGCAAAATCTGTCGCATTTGCTTCGACTGAGAAGCCATCGCGAAGACCGTCCATCGCTTCGACGAGTGCATCGTTACCGGCGGAAGTCTGAGAGATTTTGAAAGTTGCAGTGATGCCAGAATTGTCAGGGTTGATACTCATGTCCAGAGTCTTCCCGATTGGACGAGAAGAATCATGCTCGAGATTCAGCTTTACATTTGTGGGGTCGATTGAACCGGCTTTGAATAATACTTTTCCGGTCGATGCGCGAGCAGCTGTATCGAATGCGACGATTTGTCCAGTGATGGTGCGTGCATTTGAGTCAGCGGCCGTGATTGTGAATGGTGTATTTACCTTCATGAAATCATTTCCTCATTCTTTCGAATTTCTTCGACGGTGATTGCAGGATTGCCCTGGGCATCGACTATCGAGCTGAGTGTTTTGTAAATATTCGCACGCTCTGACGCTGACCCGCGAAGGTAATCGCTGAGGTCGTATTTCACTATCTGCGACGAAGGTACGAAATCCGGCATAGAGAGACGCTCAGATATTGAGGTCATCATTGGAATCAAAGAGAAATCGAGAAGAGTCTGACGTGTTGTCGATTGATTGCTGTATGTCATCGAGCTTCCAGTTTCAGCATCGATGAAGAATGCAGGAATGCCGACGGCACGTGCGAGCTCCGTCGCGACATAACTTCTCGCCTGATTTAGTTGCAGTTTCTCAGGGTCGAAGCCCACGACCTGAAGGTCTACGTCGGCATTCAAGAAGGCGGTCGAGCGATTACGACGAGCAGCTCCCCACGATGAGAGAAGCTTTGCAATTCTGTCAGCTGGGAGAGCAGTGCCATTTGATTTCAAGACCATCGATGGGACTGGCTCAGCTGCATACATGGCAGCCGCTCTTTCAAGCTCTGCACCTGCGCGAATTGTGCGACCTGCGCGGTGAAGTAATCCTTCGTCATTTCCGTTGAAGACTACGAGTGAGCCGACGCCTGAATCCGGTACTGGGTATCCGTCTACGAGATAGCCGGTAATTTCTGAAGCATTTGCGTTAGTCTGAATTGTTACGCGAGTAGGTTGAACGCGTTGAACGCTACGAATGCGATACGTATCTGCGAAAATTTCTGTGACTTGCCAGTACGCGTATCCGTAGAAGAGAAGGTCTTCAGCTGTCCAGACATAAGTCGCAGAGCCGGGAATACGTGGGTCGGGTGTGCGAATAACACGTGGAAGAGATTCAACTTCCATTCCTGTCGCACGTTCGTACACTGTCAAGCCGATTGACGCAACGCTTGAGCAGATGATTGACCTGGCGCGTGCCACGCTTGGGACACTCATGGCTTCTTCGCGTGTCGCTGTACCGAGTCCATAGTAGTACGCGCCAGAGAGTGAGTCGATAGTCGTGACCGGTGCGAGAGAAGCGTCGATGTCATTCGTCGCCGGTGTCGCTACCGTTGCAACCTTCGGAAAGAGAATATCTTTGAGACCCATGAGCGGAATTTTCCCACTCCTATATCATCAACCCACGAGAATATCGATTTCCGTTTCTGGGCGTGTCGCAAAGTGTGTCACGAGAGCTGTTGCCACCGCACCGCAGACGGCGGCCTGAGACGCACGCCTTCCGATAATCCAACCGCCATCACCTCGAGGGCAAGAGCTCATCGACTTTGCCGATACCATTTTCCCAACTGGATTCATGGACTGGCAGAAATTCGTCGCCATTCACGCCCATAAGGTCAAGCCGAATGGACGCTGGGCAACGCCGCTGAATTGCGTGGTCGTAGCCCGGCAAAATGGAAAGTCTACGCTCATGCTGGCACGTATCCTCATGGGGCTATTTCACTGGGACGAGCCGCTTCAAATCGCCTCAGCTCATAGACTTTCAACTTCACTCGAGCAATTTCGCC